AATATTTTCCATCCTCGTATGGTAACACCACGACCAGCCAAAGCTGAAGGATCATTGAATATTAAGATGGCTGATGGAACAGTTATTGATTATGAAGATGAGAATGGACCTGTTACTAAACGAATGATGCAAACATCACCAGAAGGGTGCATAGATCAAAATGCACTTGAAATAGCAATGCACAAAGTTGCACCTCAAATTGGAAGAATTTCAGTAGGAGGTTATGGACTGGTTTGTATTTTTGGTGGAGGACGATGTCTTTTAACACCATATCATCTATTTTGTGATCCCGAAGGAAAATTAAGACCACAAGGAACAGATATTACAATAATCATTGGACCAACAACGTTTAGAAGCTCTTTACAACATGCTTCTTTATATCGAATTGGAAATGATTCCGTTTTATATCAGATGGATGCAAATTTACCAACTTATAAAGATATGAGCAAATTTTTCATTAGCAATGCTGATTTGGAATATGCTCGATGTTTTCCAGCACTTTTAGTGACTGTCGATAGAACAGGAGTTCCAATGATTTTTCGAGTAGGAGATGTAACACCGAATACAGAAGAATGGTTTTATTCAGCGAATCAAAAGAAAGATCGTGAGATGAAAGCAGCAGGAGTAGTGGATTTAACAAAATATGATTCAAAAACAGATTTTTGTGTTTCACTTCATACAGCATGGAGCTATACAGCCGATACTCAACCAGGCATGTGTGGTTCACCCATAGTAATGCTTGATAAATTTATAGCAAAGAAAATTGTTGGGTTCCATGCTGCCGGAACGGCAAACCAGGAAGCCATTGGACAAGTTATAACATCAGAAATGATTTTAGATGGCATGCGATATTTTGGAATTACACTTCAACCGTTTCATCCCCCAGTCGATATTACTAACACCGATATGGGTTTGATTCAAGCACAAGGAAATTTTACACGTGTTGGTACACTATTTAAACATCCTCGTATCAATGACATGACAAAGATTATTCCATCCATTTTACATGGGAAGGTTTATGCGATTAAGACAGCACCAGCAGTTTTAAATCCTATGGATCCTCGATCATTTCTTATGGAACATTCAACACCCATGAGGCAAGGAATCGAGAAATATGGCAATATTATGCCAGTTGTAGACATGACTATTTTAGGTCGTGCCACGGATGCAGTTCAGAGTTTAATGATTGGATTAGAAGGTTGCGCTCAGCGCAAAATTTTAACCCAATATGAGGCTTTGAATGGTGTCCATGGTGATGATTTTTTACCGTCTATGGATATGACAACATCAGCAGGTTATCCCTACAATCAACCTGAATACCAGAAACAACATGGTATTAAAAATGTTAAGGGAAAAGAACCATTTATTCAACGAAATGAAGCAGAAGAATGGATTATCAATGATCCACAATTACAACAGAGAGTGGATAAGCGATTGAAAGAAGCAAAAATTGGACGACGAGTCGAGTCATTATGGCTGGATTCTCTCAAAGACGAACGGAGGGATCTTGAAAAGATTCTGTATGGAAAGACGCGAGTATTTACAATACCACCCGTAGATTTTACAATAGTATGCCGAGAGCTATTCGGAGCTTTCTCATCCGCTTTTTATCATAATAGATTAAAATATTTTTCAGCAGTTGGAATAGATCCGATGAGTACTGAATGGACTCAATTGTATAATAAACTTAGTTCAAATTCAATGCAAGGTTTTGCAGGAGATTTTTCTGGGTGGGACGGTAATTTGTCCCCTATATTTATGGATTCCGTATGCGACATTATTAATGCGTGGTATGCGGATTCGGAAGAAAATCAATTAGCTCGTAAAGTTTTATTTGATGAAATTATACATACACCCCAGTGCGCCATGAATGAAGTATATTATACTCATGGAGGAAACCCGTCAGGGAATCCATTGACCGTTATTATTAACACGATCATGCACATGCAATATTTAATGTATTCATATTTTAAAAATGCACCACCGGAATATTCCAATCTAAATTCATTTTTAGAAAAC